GCTCTGTCTCAATCGTATCTTTTAGCGATTGATTGACTTGCTCTTGGCTTTTAATGGTTTGGGCTTGCGCTTGGTTCTCGGCCTTTAAGCTACTTATCTTCTGAGACTGGTACCAAGTCCAACCACACAAGCCCAAAATCAAGCAAAGTGCGGTTAGCTTTAAGACTGTTTCAAATCGGCTAAACATAATGCTTTCTCTTTTTCTCTACGAGAGACTAATCCAGGTAATATCTTTCCACCTGCATATACCCATTTAGGATATTCGTGGCAGGCTTGGTGATAGTTTCCCGAACGTAACTGTTTGAATAAAGTTGAGTTGCGAACAGCGCCACAACCTGCATTAAAGGTAATCGAAACTGCAGAATCAAAAACAGATTGAGGTAATGCTCGACCATTGCCATAATTCAACACACATTTCTCAGCAACTTGAATGTCGTTTTTCCAACGCTCCGCAATTTCTAAATCTGTGTATCTGTGCTTTGGATCGACAGGTTGACCGCTATATGCTGTTGAGCCAATACCAACAGTTAAAACATCGGCTGGGCATTTGTAAGGGTCTCGTCTGCAACCCTCTGCGTTGCCAATAATCTCTGCACCTTTAGGGCTAAGGATAAGCTCCTCACCAAACTGCGCATACATCAACGTGATAATGCTCGATACTGCACAGATTGCTCCTGTTGCACTAAGCGTAGTTCTAGTCCTCGTCAATTTCATCAGGTAGCCCTCGTTTTAAACGTTCCATGCGCACCTTATGTATTTCTTCCTTGCGCTCATTTTCTCTTTTCATCATTCGCCCTTCGGCACATTTTGAATAGACATTAACAAGTGCGGTCAAAATACCAATAGCCAAACTAAGCAACATAAGGTTATTCTGATCACCTAACCAAGCCAGCACACCAGAAAACCCTGACCACACATAAGTTTGATTTCCAGGGTCTTTAAACATTTTCATACTCCACCCCGTTTTCGAGGTATAAAAAAGCCCACGCATTAACGTGAACTTGTGATATGGCAAAGGCGCAAGGATTCGAACCTCAATTAGCGGTTTTGGAGACCGCTGTCTTACCATTAGACTACGCCCTTATTGATACCCTAGTCGTATTAACAACTAGAGGTTATTTAACAAAATAAGCTACCGCAAAAATAATTGCGCTTATACCCCAACAAGTAGTAATAATGAGTGCGGCATTAGCTAATTTATTTCCAACTTTATCTGCTGCTTTTTCTGACATTTTCCCACCTACCTTAACTTGATGTTTTGGTGTATACTTAATCATAAATTCGTTCCTTTAAATCGAACTTAACAGGAATGAAAAAAGCCGAAGTGTTCCCGCACCTCGGCTTTTCTTTTGCATACAAAAAAGCCCAGACCGGTTCCGATCGGGGCTGTAAAATTCTTTTGTGCGTTTGCTATGCGCTAAAACCGCAACTTATACTTTATACTACTATTTCACTTGCAAGTTGTCAACAAAATAATTCAAAAAAATAAATTAAAAATTTTTTAATTTTTTTGAAAAAAGATATTGACACAATTATTTTTGAGCCTTATAATAGGCTCATCTAAACAAGAGATGGCTATGGAGCCGCTAACTAATAAGCCTAAAGGAGGCGATTATGAAAAACTTAAATCAACAACTAAACCACCTAACCCCATCGGCAGATTGGATTACAACTAAATTGCAAGATGCGTATGATAACTTAAACCAACAATTAAACATTGTGGTTGATGATAAAAGCGGTTTTTTTGCAATCGCAATCGCATACCAAGAAGCTTGTAAGCAACAACCAGAAGTTGCTGAAAAAATGCAACGTATAGCAAACCTAATCACAAAACGCTCCGACCAAATTGAAAGAAAACGCAAAGCATTATTAGATAGCTTAAGCATCGATGAATTAGAGCAGCTAATCATTTCATAACTTATAACACCCCGCCAATCGGCGGGGATTATTGGAGAATCCCATGAACTACAAAGAAATTATGTACACAGTCGGCGAATTGGTGAGATGTATCTACGGCTCTGATGTGCCAGCTAACGTACAAAACACTATCATTAGATTCCCAGCTAAAGGCGTTGGCTTAATGAGCCAGCGTGGGGATATCATCAACGCACCAGACCAAGATGAGGTTATGCGCTTAATGGATAAAATCCCTAGCGACTTAGTTGACCCAAAAGACAAAATGGAATTTGAGGCACAAGGTGCTTTTTGGTTAGGTTACTATCATTACGCCAAGATAACAGATGATGTGGCAAACTATGGTGCTAACGAGTTAGCTGTAGTAGGCAATGCTCTATATGGCGATCAATGGCAAACTGCTTTATCTAGAGATCTTAATTTATCTAGCCCTAGACGTATGCGCGCTTGGATTTCTGGTGAGCGTAAAATCCCTACTGGCGTTTGGTTTGATATTATCTCACTACTAAAAGCAAGACAGCTAAAAATTGAAGAGATTATTAAAAAACTAGCATAAATAAAAATGGCGCTTTAATTGCGCCTTTTTTATTATCCTAGAAACATAAATTTGATTTTAGCGGCAACGAAAGCACCTTTTAAAAATCTAACGCCTTGCGCACGTTCTCGGTACATTTTAGCTGGGGAGATGTTAAGGGCGTTGCAAATCTCTGTCTCGCTTGCTTGTTGGACATATAAAGCCATTAAGATTTGATATTGCAATAAATCATCATCGTGTAGGTTCATTATTTGTTTTTCTATTTTAAGGCACTCGTCATCGGTTAAGAACTTGATATAAGCCTTTCTCGCAGTCGGCAAAACAGGGATTGAAATTGTTGTGCTTGGATATTCTGTTCCGATTCTGTCGCGACCCCAGCAATTACCCCATTTTTCTAAGATACGCTCAACGCTATAAGTCATTCTCAAGCTCCTTGCATTTAGCTTTGTAGATTTTAATTTGCTCTTTGATTTCTTCGATTGTTAGTTTTAATGGCGGATGGTCTTGTCGCTCTAAAAATTCCACTCGCTCAATACCAATCTTTTTAACTAGATTTATTCTGTACTCTATAGCGTTTCCGCTCTTTTGGTTATTACAGGGTGCGCACTGTTTGTGTATGTTGTCCTCGTTAAATCTCAACTCTGGACAAGCTCCACGGCTGCGATAATGTCCTGCGTGATATTGTCCTTGATGATAGCGACCGCAGGATATACAAGGCTCATTTTTATCTCTCAAGCGGATAAATTTGTTTACCCAGCTTTGTAAATCATCTAACCACTCGGAGCGGCTTTTAATTTTCTGTTTAAGTGCGGTCATTCTTTTCTTGGTTTCTAACCGCTCTTGCTTGTCTTGTTTCTCTTTTTTCTTTCTTGCCTGCTCTTTGGAAAGGATAATCGCACATTTAGGTGAGCATACCTTTTGTGTTGAGCTTATTGTTTTAACAAAATAGTTACCGCAGACTTTGCATTTGTATTCCTTAGGTTTATTCATAGCTACCACCATTTGCCGGTTAGAAGAATTACAATCGCACAAACGCAAGCGTACCCAATAATTAAAATCTTTAACTCTTTTTCACTCATAATTTAATTACCGTTTTTTTGAATAAATAGATTTTTTGTTTATCTTCTCTGTTGGATAAGATGCCGTCTGCGTTATTGTGTCGACATTTTCCTTCATGATATTTGCGATAGCTCCTACTATTGCTGCGGCAATAACTGTTTTACCGTGGTCAACGTGGCCGATTGTACCCACGTTTATATACGGCTTTGTACGTTCAGATTTTTCCTTGTCACTCATCGTCTGCCCCCTCAATAAACCAATCCAAAAACAACCACAGCAATAAAAATCACCGCAATGAGCCGGAGTAAAATTACCTCTAACATTATTTATCTTCGATCGTTTCAATTTTTGAGCATTGATAAACGTTTTTGCCAACGTAAAACTTACCTAATCTTTCGCACTCTGTTGCAACCGTACTATGAGCAAAATACCAACCGGAAAGCCAACAAGCTCCACACAAAACAAGAGTGGCAGCAAGGGGCTGTTCGAAAAGAAAAAACAACACAGCCGAAAATGCAATCAAAAATAAAACCATAGTTCCTACCTCAATCATCGTCCGAAAAATCCCCATCTGTCGTTAAACTTAACGCCATTCTCTACGCCCCAAGCGGTTGTGTATTCGATTAGGCTTGCCATTCTCTTAACACCCATTTTTGATGTTTGCTCCCGTACATTAACCAACTCTCCTTCAATTCCGGTAACCAACTTATAGGGTAGCCTTGTTGCGATGGTATGCCCGCTCACCAATAAATTTTTCCATCCGTATAAATCGTATTTGTCGCCTTGCCATAACGCCTGATTTGATATATCACCAAGCATTGCATGAAATTTATCGTTCTGTTCCATTGAGCGGGTTTTTACTTTTATCTCCACAACAAGAGGATCTGATTCGCTTATTGGCAATTGGCGGATAGTGTCGATCACTCGATTTCTTACTGCCTCATTGACTAAATACATCCGAGGGTAATTATGCTCCATCGTAACCACCTACTTTCTTGATAAAATCAAGGCTAATTGAACGCATTACAAAATCTTCCATCGTTGGATCAAACACTACGACCATTTGACCTTTTGAGTTGCCTTTGATTTCCTTGCCTGTTACTGGGTGAATAAATGCAATTCGTCCACCTGTAATATCAATTACCTCATTCGCCACGTTGTGAATATGCTTTTGATACCACTGTGTAGATTTATCGTTATTGAGTAACATAACAACGGTGTGTCCTTTGTCTTTCAACTCTTTTGCAGCTTTCAAAAATGGGGTAACATCAGAATAAGGTGGATTGACATAAAAACTTAGATTGCGATAAGGGTAAGGTGTTTTTGTATCTAAAAAGTCTTTACCGAGTGAGCTACCCTCGCCAATCCAATTTAGACAAAGCGCATTATGCTCATTCGCACAGCCATCAATATCAAAATCAAAGCGTTTGTTTAGCCAATTAAAAAAATACTTAGGCGTTTGCCATGTATCTTTATCAAATTTTTGCTCTGTCATTAGTTGGCTCCTTTTCCATAACTTTTCGCATAGCTTTTCGGTGCTTGTTGCGGTTTTTCGTTTAATTCTTGATAGGCTTTCGCTTGGTCGCAATCAACAAAGTGACCTTTATCAAATCTCATATACGCAATGCCTAATTCGCCAAAACGGTTTTTAGTGATAATGGCTTCTGAATACGGATTATCTGTATTGGACTTATAAGCGCCCTCACGGTAAAGCATAATAATTTGACTTGCATCTTGTTCGATTGAGCCTGAATCTCTTAAATCAGAATTGGCTGGGCGTTTAACTGCTCGACTATCTACTTCACGGTTAAGTTGGCAAAGCAAAATAATTGGAACATTGAAATTTTTGGAAAACGTTTTGAGCTTGCTCATTGAGTTTGCGATAGCTTGTGTTAAGTTGATATTCTTTTCTTGCTTGTGATCCATTAAGCCTAAATAATCAATCACAATCGCAGAAAGGTTTCCGACTTCGCCAAGGTGTCTTTCTGTAATCGCACAGATTTCATCTGCTGATAAACCGCCACGGTCAACGAAATAGATTTTTTGCTCACGAATATCGGTGATTGCATTGGTTAAACGGTTGTAATCTAAATCGTCTAATTCTTGTGGATTGCGGAGTTTTTTAACGCCTACACCACCAGTCGCACTTAACAAGCGGTCGATTAATTGGAAATTACCCATCTCAAGGCTGAAAAATAAAACCGAGCCATGATTTTTGGCGATATTGCGAGTCACTGTCAGACTAAATTCTGTTTTCCCTGTTCCTGGACGGCCCGCCACAATGACAATATCAGTTGAATTTATGCCGCCAAGAATGTTATCGACCGCCTCAATGCCTGTGTAAAGCAAGCGTTCTTTGAAATCACTTTTAGAGCGCTTTTCCAATACATCAACGTAAGAATCGACCAGTTCCCCCATGGCGATTGGCTTAATTTCTGTTTTGCTGACAAGGAGCTTTTGAATTTGATTTAATGCTTTTTGAGTTAATTCATTCACTTGGCTTTCGTTGCGAGCTTGTGACATTTCGCCAGCAAGTTTAAGCATAGTTTGTTGAGCTGAACGGTTTACCCAAGAAGAATGGATTTTCTTCGCATAACCTAAAAGATTTCCACCATAAGTCGCTTTATTTGCCATTTCTGCTAACGTTGCTAGGTTTTCGCCATAGTCTTGAGAAAGTAGCAAGCAGTCGATTAAATCGTGTTTACGGGCTTGTTTGCGAATGTTTGCGTATAAAGCACCTAGATTGTATGTAGCGAACATTTCTGGCTCTAACCAGCTAATCACTTCACGAGCTTGAGCGGTTAATCCAGTCGCTAGCATCGAGCTGATTAGTCCGTATTCTAGGTTGTAGTTATTATCTTGCGTTACCATTACCAATTCCCCTCTAAAACTTTATCCAGTGTTGTTTCTCTCAAGATGTATTCAAAATCTGCTTTCCAGCCTCGATTGTTTTCGCCAAAGTAGAAATTCGTGGCGGACTGTAAGAAGTCTCTGAAATACTCAGCAAGCGCGGACTCTACATCGTTGTCAATATCGAATCGTTTAATAAACACTTGAGCTAGTTTCTTAATCGCTTTCTTGCGTTTATCACTTAACTGCGATGGATTAGCGATTAGTGGTAGATTTGAATTTAACTCTTTAACCAAGTGATTGTATGTTTCTGCTACTGCTGAATAACTAACCTTGATTGAATTTTGTTTTTTGCCAGTGTGCGGATTGTCCGCACCCACGATTTCCGAATGTTCTGCGTTAGCAGATTCCCCGTTAAGGGGTAAGGGGTTATCTGTATGTAATCTAGTGTTGTAATCTCTTGTATTAACGAATGCGACTTTGTCACCCTCCCGAATGTCACTTTTGGGCATTCGGGAATGTTCGTTTGTATCATTCGCTAGTGCAGCTAATAATTCGTCTAATTTTTCACAGTCGATTTTGTAATACATACGATGTTCTAGGCGTTTATGAGTTTCGATTAGCACGCCTTTTTCACGCAGTAATTTGCGAGCAGTTTCTTGCTCTTTTCTCGATAATCCAGTTTCAATTTCTAATTCTTCTTGGGTTTTATAAACACCAAGTACAGGGTCAGCTTTATCTTGCCAATAGAAAATTTGCTCAAAGAAGATCTCAGCAACAACACCACCAAATAAACGAGCAAGATTAGGACGATAAGCAATCGCTCTTCCTGTATTTTTAAGTATTGTTGATGGGGTCATATCTCTAATTCCTCAATCGCTTGATCTGTTACTCTGTCGTATTCTTCTTGGCTTGCGTTTCGCTCTCTTAGCTTTCTTTTAACTGCCTCGTACGCTAGGATTTTTTCTCTATCGTCTAATCTAGCTACAAATTCGGGTGAGAATAATCTTTCCATATCAAGCCACCAATCTGTATTCAGCAACACGTTTTCCGCTTGGCACAGTAATCATTTTGCTGATGATGTTGTGACCACGTTTTTTAAGGTCGTAGATACGAGCGCCAAGACGTAAGCAGTTAAAACGCTTTTCTGCGTCTAAGTGCGTTAATCTCTCTCCGTTTTTGAGCGCCTTTAAAATCTGTGCTGATTGTGTTTGACTTGTCGTCTCGTTTTGATTAATATTTTCCATGTTAATTTTTTCCTAAATTGCCACGGTTGCCGCCGTGGTTTTTT